CTACCCCAACGCTTCTTTGTCACAGGGTTCTTACCAGACAACCAAGGCGTAGTAAAATGCGAATCTAAACGAGCAGCAGTCGAACCATCATACGCATCTGTAGGATTAGATTGCTCAAACTTAATAACACGACCAGTATGATCAGGGCTAGACGTAGAATCACATGCACCCAACATTATAGGTTCACCACCAGGAGGTGTATGAACATGTAAGGTCGAAGCATCTATATCTGTCAAAGTCCAAGATTGGATACTGGGATCGTAAATCAATACATGACGTTTCGTTGCTTGCGAACCTGACTTATAGTATTGCAACATGTCAACAGAAACATATAAACGATTCTCAAACCACGCCAACTGAGGAGGAGTAGTAAAGCTAATCCTGCCATTATCTATGGCAGGTCTTAGCTTCTCAAACACATTGATGAAACTTTGACCGTCATACAAGTACACACCTGCACGATCATGCCAAAAGAATACACCATACGGTGTTGATACAGGGGATGACAACGCTAGAGAACCAACATCTCTTGACAGCGCAGTTAATTGGAAAGAATCAGAATCAAAACCATACAAAGCATGGACACTATTATTTTTAAATATAAGCAGACGATCAGCTAAAGGAACTAAACCAGTGATAACGTCACCACGTTCCCCAACGTCTATATCCACATAATCTGTGTTAGTCCACTTCTCAGGCTGGTTGGCGTTAGACCAACGCAACCTAGAATTGTAATAGGTAGAACCTTCATATGTTTTCCCTACCCACACAAAGTTATTCCAGAATGTAATGTACTGCCCTATAGGAAAGTTGCCAGCAGAACCATCAAGTGTGGTTCCTAAATCAGCACCGCTACCACTGCCAGTCCACTTGAAAGACACCTTGTCTCCTGACACACCATAGAACACGTTGTTCATAGTTATGCCATACATTCGAGTGCCATTAGTTCTAGCTGTTTGGCCTGTCATTGTAGAAAAGTTACTGCCTGTGCTGTACACAACAGCAGTGCCATGATTAGCGATAATCTGAGATGTACCGCCATCTGTAAAGAACGATGCGATACCTTCCACATTAGCGCCCAAAGCACTTGTATTTATGGCTGTTACACCATTACGCAACTTAACCCCACCACGAGGGTCAACGTCAACGTTTAACAAATCAGGAGATTCGTTAGGTTGTAAGTTAAATTGATCAGTACGAAAGTTCAAACCACCAGAGAAATTCTCGATAGCTTCAGTCTTGTAGCCTTGTTTAGCCATAGGCTACTCCCAACTGTATCGTAAACGACTAGGCATTATTGACTGTGACCGCCACCTATCAGTATTGCGCCCATTAAGCACAAGTGGTTGCGGTGTAGGAACATCAATGTACCTTGCTCGTAGATTATCTAACTCCCTAGCAAAGATCGTATAATACTGCTGTGCCATGCCAGGATCTTCCTGTTGTTCATAAGCACGAGCAGCAGCGTAAGTTGGAAACAACACATGAAAAGGTTCAGGAAAGTCAGATGGTGATGTACCATCCGCAGAACCAACACCAAACGCTGATGGTTTCTTGTAACCTCTAACATAAATAGTTATTGCTGAAGAAGGCGTAGGATACAAACGCACTTTCTCAGCCCAAGTAGACCACCAATAAGGTTCCCCACTGCCATTAGAGTTCAATGGGTAAACAACATCTCCATCGTCACGCCCCAGATACGTTAGAACATGGTCATCTGTTCGTAACGCAGCTATATCACGCAACCCATTCGTGTTAGTGACAAGCACAGAAGATGTTGACTCTAAATCATAATCTGATGTGCCACTAACTGTTGCAAACGTATCTTCAGCTTCATAGAAAGGCCAACGCTTTTCTGAGTAAACAATCTGATCGTATCCTTCTCCTATAAAACGATTAAGAATATCGTCAGAAATGTCAGTAGAATCAATGTCGAGCAACCCACGAATGTAGGTTCTCATCTCTTGGATTTGCATGCTTACTTCCTATGAAAATTGCACAGATCGCTACCCGCAGGGGGTCGCCCTTTACAGGCTTCCCCACTGCGAGTAAGCGCACTGCATTTGCTAACTACTGGGGTAGGCTCTGCTTGCATCACGCTGGTATCTGGAACTTGGCGTATCCTCCTGGAAGGACCAACGCCTTCAGGTCTAGGACTACTTTCACGAAAGTTGTCCTTTGGTTGACCATATGGCCGTGAACCAGCTTTATGTGCGTAAGCGTAACCTCTTCCCATATGCAACCTCTTAGTCAGTTAGACCAACGAGTAGACCTTGACGTGATCTGTTGCTTGTGGTTAGCTCACCGTAACAAAGAATCTGTGAGAACACAGCGTCTTGGTTGGTGGGTCGTACAAACGGTGTTGGTTTAAACCATACATCGCTGTGTGCGACAAGTTGTAGGTACTTCGTGTTTAGGAAGTACATTTTTCCATCTAGGTTTGAATCAGAATCAAACGTTACAGGAGCACCTTTAAACAGGAGGTTTTGGAATCCACTGTCAGCCATATCTGTGTCAGTGTATCGAATGTTTCCTGTTAGAAGAGATTCATACTTTTCGTATTCATCTTGGTCTGTAATGATGATTGTAGGCTGATCGTTACCTACAGAAACATTGTTGTACATGGTTGCCATGCCAGCCACAGTTAGAGCACCACCTACGTTAGTAACTGATGATCTCCACCATGTGTTGTTAGAACCAGAAGCATCGATGTTACCAATGGCTGCACCGCCACCACCATCATTGCCTGTTCCAACAATACCGCCAATACCCATCCAGTCTTTTTGGCTGTTGCCATTTCCGTCTGCATAGAACATTGCGTTCATGTTTTCAATTATTGTTTCTTGGGTTTGGAAAATCTTGCCTTCGAGAAGGTCAATGATTTGTGCCTCACCATTGTTTTTGGCTTCTTCTAAGCCATTGATTGTTACAGTTGCAGCATACTGTTTCCAGTTGTACTCAGCGGCTGAAATGCCTGTTTGAGCAGTCGTGGAAATTGAATCTGTTCCGCTGTAAGAACCAGCAGTTGAGTTCGTTCCATAAATTACAGGAACAACTATCTTAGCACCACCACTTATGCGTCTAATTGTTTGACCATTTGTCAAAGCGTAGAACAGAGGCCTAGCTGTGAAAATGTTGTCAACCAATTTAGGTACATAGTTATTTAAGGTAGTAGTAAGAATCTCATCAAAATTGCTGTTACCAGCCATATTCTTATCTCCTTAGAGGTTAATTAATTGCCTAATTGTTGCTTTGCTAAAGCGAAAGCTTCTCTGAGACTAGAAACTTTAGGAGTTGGTTCTGTTTCGACTCCTGACTGGGTGGACCCACCAGGTGTAACTACTGCTGCTTCACGTTTCTTGTTAGTTATTTCTTGCTCCTGCGAAAGTTTATCCGCAGTTGACTTAACATCATTGAAACGCATATGTGTGTATGCAGCTTCCAAATTAGGAATACCATTCTTTAACGCATGGTTTAATAGTTCTTCTCTATTGAACTCTCCGTATTTTTCTTGCAAAGTAGATACTTCTCGCTCTACTCGCTGAACTCTTTCTATTTGCTCTTGCCTAGCTATTTTCTGCTCTAACTCAGCTAACTTCTGCTGTGTAGGATCTACCTCAGCATATTCGTCATCACTTACTTGTTGCCCTGTTATTGGGGCTACGTTAAATGAATGAGCTAAAGTTTTTAGTGTCCCCTCTGGATCATGTTCCAAAGCTGACACAATAGCTTCCGCTTGTTGCAAACGGTCACGTTCAGCAGCTATCTCCTGCGTTTTACGAGTGTAATCCGCTTGTCGTTGATAACCTTGTTGAAGTTCTTCGAGGGTGACCTGCTGTTCCTCACCATCTATTTTGACAGTATATGCAGGTTCCTGTGGTACTTCTGTAGAAGTTTCAAGGTTGTCCACTGCTTCAGTGGATTCTGTGGCTTCTGTTTCTTCAGGCATAGCGCCCTCCTTAGGAGTCTCGATAATAAGTTGTTCCTATAAGTTAAAAACACTGTCCCACTAAAGGGAAGGTAATTCGACTCCCATTTGTCCTTGCAACTGTGCAAGTAACTCTGGAGGTATGCCCCCAGTAGGCGCAAACGCCCCACCTTCAGGGCTAGGAGGAGCCATAGGGCCACCAGGCA